GTATGAAAGATCTTTCGGCACTAATAACAAACCTCCAAGATTTATCTGAAAAATATTTGCCTAAGATAAAAGATTTCTTTTCAAGATTACTTGATGATCCTGGTACAACATTTAAAGAAGAAATTTTACCAGCGTTAAAAGATGGTCTTGTTGCTACATTAAAAGGTCTTTTTAATACTGAATTTGGATTAACATTAGCCGGACTATTGATATTAAAGTTGTTCACTGGAATGAATCCATTTGGTATAGTTGCTAATTTACTTATAGCAGGAGTAATATCGTTTATAGGATGGGATAATATTAAATCATTCTTTATTAGTGCATTTGAATCAATTACCGATCTTTCATTTAGTGATATGGTTGATGGCGCCTGGACTTATATCAAGGATTGGTTTGGTGGGTTATGGAAAGGTTTGAAAGATTTAGTATTTGATGTAGGTGGAATGGTTACAGGTGCTTGGACTAAAATTAAAAACTGGTTTGGCAGTTTATGGGACAAACTGTTTGATTTTGAAATTAAAATGCCAAACTTTAAGCAATATTTGCCAAAATGGATGGGCGGCGAAGGTAAGTCTTTGTTTGGATCCGATGATGATACAGTTTCGTCAAGTACAGTTTCATCATCATCAGTCGAAACTGAACCAACAGCCGTAGCAAGTGTTGATCCATCTGATGCCTTTTCTGGCATGACAACTCAGCTAAGTATGTTAAATACTAAGCTAGACAAGTTAATAACAAAAACTACTGCTAATACAACAGCAGTAAAAGCGTTAAACGGTAATATACAAGCTGGATAGCATTAGGAAAAATATATGAGCTGGAAAAAATACTTTACACCTGTAGAAGGGGACAACGGCGCAAGCAGTCCTTTAACAATGACTGGACAACAACCTGGCCCTGCTAGATCAAATTACAGTAGCTATTTGCCAGATGTGTACACAGGCGCACCTAATAGAACAGAACGTTATGGTCAATATAATGTTATGGATATGGATAGTGAAGTAAATGCTGCACTAGATATTTTAGCAGAATTTTGTACACAACAAAATCCAGTTAACAAAACAGCATTCAATCTTGATTTTAAAAAGAGCGCAACTAATAGTGAAATTAAAGTACTTGAACAATATCTACAACAGTGGAGCAAATCAAACGACTTTAATACTAGAATGTTTCGAATTGTTAGAAATGTTTTTAAATACGGAGATGCGTTTTTCTTAAGAGATCCAGAATCAAAAGTTTGGTATTATATTGATCCGGCAAACGTTGCTAGTATTATTGTTAACGAATCACAAGGCAAGAAACCAGAACAATATATTGTTAAAAATATTAATTTTAACTTTGTTGACAAAGTAGCAACAACACCGTATACAACAAACGGAAATGTTACCGGAGGCGGAGACGGTTACTTAACTGGTGGTGTTCGAGGAATGGTCGGAAACAATGCTCAAGCAAGTAGTACATCAAGATTTGGACAACATGACAAGACTAAAGAACATTCTATTGCCGCAGAGCATATGGTACATTTAAGTTTAAGCGAAGGTTTAGACAACAACGCACCGTTTGGCAATAGCTTATTAGAAAGTATATTTAAAGTATACAAACAAAAAGAATTATTAGAAGATGCTATTATTATTTACAGAACACAAAGAGCACCAGAGCGTAGAGTGTTTTATGTTGACGTAGGTAATATGCCGTCACACCTGGCTATGCAGTTCGTAGAACGTGTAAAAACTGAAATCCATCAGAGACGTATCCCGTCAAAAACTGGTGGAGGTACTAGTGTAATCGATAGTGCTTATAATCCGTTGTCAACTAATGAAGATTATTTCTTCCCACAAACTGCTGAAGGGCGTGGATCTAAAGTTGAAACATTGCCAGGCGGTACTAACTTAGGTGAAATTGATGACTTAAAATACTTTACTAATAAACTTATTAGAGGTTTACGTATTCCAAGTTCATATCTGCCTAGTGCGGCACAAGATGAAGGTCAAGGACAATTTAATGACGGCCGTGTTGGAACAGCATATATACAAGAATTAAGATTTAACAAATACTGTGAACGTTTACAAAATTTAGTAGCAGAAGTTTTTAATCAAGAATTTAAAAAGTATCTAATTGAAAAAGGTGTAAACATTGATATTGCTATGTTTGATCTTTTATTTCAACCTCCACAAAACTTTGCTAGTTACAGACAAAGCGAGTTAGACAATCAGCGTATTGGAACATTTGGACAAATTCAAGCAGTTCCATTTATTAGTAATAGATATGCGCTCAAACGTTTCTTAGGAATGTCAGATTCAGAAGTAGCAGAAAACGAACGTATGTGGAGAGAAGAAAATGACGAAATGATTAATCTAAGTCCTACTGACGCAAGTGCTGAAATGAGAGGCGCCGGAGTAACAGGTGGCGGAATTGACGCAGACTTAGATGCTGGTGTTGATATGGTAGATGATACTGCTGACCCAACAGTAGAGCCAGCCGCTGACGCAGGCGGTGGTGGAACAGACGTAGCACCAGAAGCACCACCGGAGGCATAAATAGTAATATGATACTAAGAGAATTATTTTATTTTGACAAAGAAACTATTGAGCCTGTTGAGGACAAGAGTTATGATCCTGCGAGCGACGAAAGCATTGTTAATCGTGATGATACACGTAAGACACGTTTAACATTACGTCAAATTAATAAAGCACGTAAAGCATCTGAATTACACAACGAAGAAAAAGATAAAGAATTAGTATTTGTACGTCAAATGTACGGTATTCAAGGTCAACCTGAAGTATAGAGGTTTAAATGACAGTAGCATTTGTTGTTGGCAACGGCACTAGCCGTAAGTCAATTGATTTAAATCAATTAAAAAAATACGGAAAATTTTATGGATGTAATGCTCTTTATAGAGATTACACGCCTGACTATCTAGTTGCAGTTGATGTAAAAATGATACTTGAAATTAATCAGGCCAAATGGCAAATGAATAATGAAGTATGGACTAATCCAAATAAACAATATCACGGAATGCAAGGATTTCATATGTTTCAACCAAGTAAAGGTTGGAGTAGTGGTCCAACAGCATTATGGTTAGCTAGTACACACAGGCATGACACAATATACATATTAGGATTTGATTTCCACGGATTACAAGATAAACAAGGCAACCGTTCTAGGGTAAATAACTTATACGCAGGAACACATAATTACAAAAGAGAAAGTGAACCTGCAACATATTTTGGAAATTGGGAGAGGCAAACAACTTCAACTTGCGAAGCACACGCACAAATAAATTACATACGTGTAGTAGAGGACAAAGATGATTTTGTCCCTAAACATTTAAAGAAATGTAATAACTTGTCACATATAACAGTAAGCGAATTTAAAAGATATTATGATTTTTAGATAAAAAATATCAAAACGGCTCATTATAGTGCCGTTTAACCCCTATTTTTTAATCTAAATGTAAATACTATTAGACAGTCTTACCAGTTAAACTATAATAGGAGAAAACAATGGCAGATCAAAGCAAACTCGAGCAAATGCTCGAAAAATTGGTTAATAACGATCGCGATGGCGCAGATCAGTTATTCCATGAATTTGTGATTGAAAAATCACGTGGTATCTATGAAGAGATGCTAGAATCAGAATTAAAAGATTTAGAAGTAGATGAAGCTTCGGATGAAGAGGTAGATGAAGCATCAGATGATGAAGAAACTAACGAAGCATCAGACGAAGAAGTAGATGAAGCATCAGATGATGAAGAAACTAATGAATCTACTGACGAAGAAGTTGACGAAGCTTCAGATGAAGAAGTTGACGAAAACTTTGGAGAATTTACACCAGAAGCACCAATGGACGACATGGACGCAACAGGCGATCTAGAAGACGCAATGGATGATAAAGACGGTGAAGAAAAAGATTCTATGGACGATATGGACGACGAAGGCGAAGAAGAGCTTGAGAAGAAAGTAGTTGACCTAGAAGATGCACTAGACGAGCTTAAGGCAGAATTTGAAAAAATGATGTCAGGTGACGAAGGTGAAAAAGATGACGCAGACGCAGATGAAATGCCAATGGACATGGATGATGCTGATGCTGATAAGGAAGAGGCATTTGATGTCGCTCCCGAACTTAGTGTTGAAGAAGAAGTACCAGCTTTCGAAGGCAAAAAGACTGCCGGAGAGCAAATGCGTGAGTACGTAGAAAAAGTTGCTACACCAAAAGGTGAAGATAACAAAGCTACATCACCAGTTGCAGGTGCTAACAACATGGGCGGAACAACAGCTAATATTGCTAAAGGTTCAAGTGAAGAAAAAGGGCGTACAGCTCCTACTTCAAAAGAAGATAGCGCAGGGAACGTAAATGTACCAGGCGGTAAAGCTTCTAAGTCAATGTCAAACACTAAAGGCCATGGCGCAGAGAAAAAAGGCGCAGGCGAAACTGGAACAGATAGTAAATCACCTATCGGTTCTAAATAGTTAAGGAAAACTAGATGTTAAACCTAACCGAGACACTTACATTCGACCAAGCTAATATGGTCGTGGAGCATACTGAAAATGATGCAGGTGGAAAAGACCTGTATTTAAAAGGTATCTGCATTCAAGGTGGTGTTCGTAACGCTAACCAGCGTGTATATCCTGTTAATGAAATCAGTAGGGCTGTCAACACGCTCAACGATCAAATTAAAGGCGGGTATAGTGTACTAGGTGAAGTAGATCATCCAGAAGGACTTAATGTTAATTTGGATCGTGTAAGCCATATGATTACTGAAATGTGGATGGACGGACCAAATGGTTACGGAAAATTAAAAATCATTCCAACTCCGATGGGGCAACTAATTCAAACCATGATTCAAAATGGTGTAAAGTTAGGTGTTTCATCGAGAGGATCAGGAAATGTAAAAGACGATGGTAGCGGAGAAGTCAGCGAGTTTGAAATTATTACTGTTGATGCCGTTGCCCAACCAAGTGCTCCGGGAGCATATCCGACTCCAATTTACGAACACTTAATGGATACTCGTGGTGGGTATAAGGCATTACAACTAGCTCAAGAATTAAAGGGCGATACTAAGGCACAGAAATACTTGAAGGAATCGTTGGTTAACATTATCAACGGACTTCGCTAATTAGGAGAAAAAGAATGTTAGATGCACTGAAAGCACTCTTTGAAAATAACGCTATTTCAGAAGACATTCGACAAGAAATCGAAGAAGCATGGAATTCACGAGTTCAAGAGAACAAAATGAATACCACAGCTGAACTCCGTGAGGAATTTGCTCAGAAGTATGAGCATGACAAAGCAACAATGGTGGAAGCTATTGATAAAATGCTTAGTGAAAAACTTACGGAAGAAATCACTGAATTCGCCGATGATCGCCAAAAGTTAGCTGAAGCTAGAGCAAAATATGCAGTAGCACAGCGTGAAAACGCTGATCTAATGAAAAGTTTTGTTGTAGATCAACTATCAAAAGAAATTGGTGAACTTCACGAAGATCAGAAAGCAATGGCAGGCAAGTTTTCTAAACTTGAAGAGTTCATTGTAGATTCTTTGTCTAATGAAATCGCAGAGTTTTATGAAGATAAGAAAGATTTAGCAGAAACGAAGGTACGTTTAGTACGTGAAGCTAAGTCACATCTAGCTAAGGTTAAGAAAGAGTTTATCTCCGGCGCAACAAAACTAGTTGTGGAAACAGTTGACAAAGGTCTAAAGAAAGAAATTGGTCAACTTAAGGAAGACATTGATACGGCTCGTGAAAACGATTTTGGCCGTAAATTGTTTGAAGCATTCAGCAACGAATACCAAAACAGTTACCTCAATGAAAAATCTGAAACTGCTAAACTATTAAAAGTAGTTGAGTTGAAAGATAAGCAATTAGCTGAAGCTAAAAAAGAAGCAGTGGATACAGCAACTCTAGTTGAAAGCAAAGACGCTGAAATTAGAACTGCTAAAGACACAGCACACAGAAAAGAAGTTATGAATGAACTATTAGGGCCGCTTAATGTGGAACAAAGAGAAATCATGTCAGACTTGCTGGAATCTGTACAGACTGAAAGACTTTCTAAGTCTTTTGAAAAGTACATGCCTAGCGTAATAGCAGGAAACACCCCAGCGAAGGATACCAAGGCAACACTTACCGAAGGCACACAAATCACAGGCAATAAAGAAACTAATGACATGGCTGCAAGCACAAATTCTACCGATAATGTGGTAGATTTACGTAGACTTGCAGGATTGAAATAAGGAGAAAATAATGTCAGAACTACTAGAAAGTCGCTGGCAGGATACAAAAAGCGCACTTCTTGAAGGCCTAGATGGCAACAAGAAAGCTGTTATGGGTGTTACACTAGAAAATACTAAAAGGTATTTGGCGGAGACAGCTACAGCAGGTGCTTCATCTGCAGGTAATGTTGCTACACTAAACAGAGTTATCCTTCCGGTAATCAGACGTGTTATGCCGACTGTAATCGCTAACGAATTAGTTGGTGTACAGCCGATGACAGGTCCAGTGGGTCAAATCCACACACTAAGAGTACGCTACTCAGATACTTTTGATACAGCAACGGCTGGTGAAGAAGCACTATCACCATTCAAAATTGCTGAAGGGTATTCAGGTAACGCAACTACTAATAAAGCAGATTCAACTGCTACGTTAGAAGGTACAGCTGGTAAGCGTTTAAGCATCCAGATCTTAAAGCAAACAGTCGAAGCAAAAACCAGAAAGCTATCAGCTAGATGGACTTTTGAAGCGGCTCAAGATGCACAAGCTCAACAGGGCATTGACATCGAAGCTGAGATCATGGCGGCACTAGCGCAAGAAATTACTGCTGAAATTGATCAAGAGATTTTAGCATCTCTACGTTCTTTAGCTGGATCAGCTCAAGAAACATACGATCAAGCCGCAGTAAGTGGTACAGCTACTTTTGTTGGTGACGAGCATGCAGCTCTTGCTGTTCAGATCAACAAAGTTGCTAACAACATTGCAGCAAGAACACGTAGAGGCGCAGGTAATTATGCAGTGGTATCACCATTCGCACTAACTATCCTACAGTCAGCTACAACTTCAGCGTTTGCACGTACAACTGAAGGTACTTTTGAAGCTCCAACTAACACTAAAATGGTTGGTACTTTGAACGGTGCTATGAAAGTATACGTAGACGCATATGCAGCAGACAGCACAGGTGTACTAGTTGGATACAAAGGTTCAAGCGAATCAGACGCACCAGCGTTCTACGCACCTTATATTCCACTAATGTCAAGTGGCGTTGTACTTGACCCAACATCATTCGAGCCAGTTGTGTCTTTCATGACTAGATACGGATATGTTGAGTTATCAAACGTTGCTTCTTCATTAGGTAATGCGGCAGACTACTTAGGTCTAGTTGCGATTACTAATGGTAACGTAAGCTTCAAGTAAGCAATAGCGACAAAGCAATTTAAAATAGGCCCTACGGGGCCTATTTTTATGACTAAATTTTCTGGTTGACTTTGAGTTTGAATTCATATATAAATTATGTATATTATGAAACATAAACATTTAATA